CGGCTAAAGTAGCCGTAGAATTCCCACAGTATACAATTTCACCAGCAAGACATATTAATCGTAGAAGAACTAGAGGAGGACGGGGAAATTTAGATACTCTACAACCTGCTAGATTTGTACTTGATGTACAGAAACCATCCCGTGGACCCGGATTTGCTGATCGTCCTGATAGTCAATTTGGAGTTGGTGTTGATCCCAGTTCTGGTTTCGGTAGTGGTTCCGTTGCTCCCGGCCGACCACCAATTTCTTCTGGTCCTAACTTTGGTTCTGGTAGTGTTGGGAGTAATGGTTCTAGTGTTGCTCCCGGTAGACCTGGCACAGGTCGTCCTAGACCTAAACCATCAACGATAGACACTATAATATTTGAGCGACCGGACAAACCAAATCTGGCTGGACCAAGAAATCCAGATTCTAGACCAAAACCCGATGATGACACTGGCATTGATGTAACTATTGGTCCCGGATCTGGTATCGGTGGTAGACCTATTGATGGACGACCTAATCCTGATGTTGATAATGGTTTTGGTCTTGGTTTCGGTCCAAATAGTGATACTAGCATTTCTATTGATGGGAGACCAATTGAGGATGATGGTCCTTCTATTGGTATTGGTCCCCGTGATCCCGGTACTCAAGCTCCCGGTAGACCCGGTATTGGACCTGGCATTGGTGTTGGTCCAGATATTCCAAATCCCGGTACTGGTGTTGACGGTAGACCCGGTATTGGACCTGGCATTGGTGTTGGTCCAGATATTCCAAATCCCGGTACTGGTGTTGACGGTAGACCTACTTCTGGTCCTGACTTTGGTTATGGTCCCGGTGTCATTCCGCCTTCCGGAAGACCGGCACCAAATAGACCCATACCACCAAGGGAGAAACCTGATCTAGATTCGGGTCTTGGAGTTGTAACTATAATAGATGATCCCGCAGAAGATCCAAGACCCGGAAAAGGTAATGAAGGTATTGATTCTGGAGCAAACTCAGAAACAGGTGAAAATAGTCCTACAGGAACAATTCAAACTCAGTTTGGTTTTGTGTTCCCATCAAAATATAGAATAAACGTATTAGAACAACTACCAAGCTGGTTGAGGGATCGAAATCGAAATGTCTAACGTAAATCTAGCACAATTATTTCAAGTATATTACAATTGGCTATATTCTCCAAATGGAAGTCTCTATATTTTAGATAACCATTTTGAAAAATTAAAAGATGTTGATGATTGTCCACCTGAATTAACATCAGGTTTACTTAGTAATTATTTACCCGACTCTAGATATCTTATTGATGGGATGAATGTAGTTTCTCTCATTATTACTGCATCAAATATAAGAAACTTTTTAAATAAAGTTCAGAGTAGATTTTGTGATACAAAAGGAACTGCTGGATCTATTCAGTATTTTTGTAATACTTTATTGGGAGCATCAAATACAGAAGTAAATTATAATAGTTCAAATGTGGCTGATGTAATTTTGTATTTTCAAGACATACCTAGAATGGACATTAGATTTTTAGAAGATTATATTTCTCTTCATATAATTCCAGTTGGTATAGATGTTACGGTGTCAATAGCTTCTACTAATGAAAGAATGTCTAGTGCTGAACTGAGATCTGGTGATGATAGTGATAGATCCGAGCTTGAGAGACCCAATAAACGTATACCAGAATTTAATAATTGGGAAATACTTAATTTTGGTGAGGGAGCTTATGATGGAACAGGAACAGGAGAAGAAATAAGCATTATTGGCAATTACTTCCCATACGGTCTATTGTCCACAACAAGCATAGCATCAACAGCAGGTTGCTCTGGTTCAACCTTACATAATGGAATAAGTGGTGGAGCTACTGGTAACAGAAATAATCTAACAACGTATGCTTTTCCTGATTGGTCTACAGCAGTCAAGATAGCTGGTTCATCGTTCGGATTACTAAATATAAATGACTTTGCATTTTTAAGTGCCGCTTCTGGGAATACCTCCCCGAATGACGGTAGAGAAATATCTGGATTCTGTCCCATAGGAGGCTACGCTTAATGGTTACCGCAATAAGAAAAATTCTGAACACCGGAACCAATAAATTTGAAAGTGCTGTCAATCAAATGACAGAGCTTATTTATTCTGGTAATCAATATGTTTCATTAAATTCAAACACTTTCGCAGAGCTACCACAAAATGATCTACAAAGTTTAAATGAATTTTGGTTGTCTGCTTGTTACTTCCAGAGAATAACCAGAGATAACTATAGATTGTGTTTTCCCAGAAGAGACTGGGAAAAATCAACTGTATATGATCGATACGATCCAGAAAAAATACCAGAGCTACAAAATTGTTTTATATTTGACCCATTTATTGGTGATGGTGTACTGTTCCTTTGTGTAGGAAACAATGAATCAAACAGAACTGATATCAAAACAGCTTCGGTCTTTAGACCAAGCTCTGGATTTGCTAACGTAAGAGATCTACCAACAACAGTAATAGAAAAAGATGATGGTTACAGTTGGATTGCTTTAGCACAAAGCGATAATAGGTTCACTGACAGTAACTGGATATCACTAGAGGTCAGAGATCGATTAAGTTTCTTTAGTGCGGATGAAGGACAGTTTGTAAATGATGGTGTAAGTCTTGAGGCTTTTAAAAATGCTGTATCATCTCCTTTCAGTGCTGGTAGCACAGGACCAGTTAGATTTTATGGTGTAGACAATCTATACGACAAAACAAATGCCGCTGAAGTAACAGCAGGACTACCATTATTTGATATCGATACAATGAAAAGATTTGATGCCTTTCAGTTTCAGCAATCATTGAGAGATAGTGGCATAAATACTCAAACTAGATTTGGTGTAGTTGGAGCAACGACTGGAACTCTACCGGATAGCATAAATCCCATCGGAATTGATGAACAAATTAATAATTCACCATTTTCCGACTCAAGTCCTGTTGGTTGGTACAATCAAAAAGTTCAGAATTGGAAACTAAAATCTGGTTCCGTAGAAATGGTTTATCTTGATCCAACAGCAGGAAACCTCAGAGCATCAGACTTTACAGTATCTGGAATAACTGCACCTACCATTCAGGTAAAGGGAAATGGTACTCCACCTAGTGTCGAATTCGATTTAAGAAAAATAAAGAGTGATACTTGGTATATCAATGGAGTCAAGATCGGTAAAGATCTTTCTTCTGGTGAACGCATTGTTGGGAAGGATAACACACAGGTAGAATTTGTAGTCAGTAATACAAATAATAATTATGGATTTGAAAATGCACTAAAGACACTAATTACACCATACAACGGTTTGTTAACTGAGCAAAATCTATATGGTCCAGTAATCCCAGTAAATGCCTTTATGACGAGTGTTACAATGAAAGAATCAGATATTGAAAAAACACTTAGAGTTGGAGCGTATGCAGGAGACACACCATCGTCCTTTGACTCATACGCATTAATTAGTGAACCTAACAACTTCAGTAATAATAGAGAACTCGGTCTCGATCTTCCTCCAAACACAGAGGATCTAAAACGGAACGTAGTATACGCACTGTTAACATTTACTTCAGGTAAAAAACCTACCGTTGGAAATAAAATATATGCTAGTGCTCCAGTTGTTAGCGCAAAAACTGGACAAGTATCTTTGTTAAGAGGAGACGTGATTGGTATCGTACAGGCTGTTGATATGGCTAATACAATTCCCGGACCTACAACAGCAGATATCTTGTTCACAACCACAAATAGAGAAGCATTTACTACTGGCGCAACGGTATTTATCGAAGAATCTGGTGGATCATTTTCGGCAGTTGTTACAGCAAAAGGTGATCCACAAGTTAAAGAATTATCAGGAACAGTTACACATATAGGAAACTCTAATTTCACACTAAGTGGAACCACAGCAGACAAACGTGTTTCAATCAAATACATAACAAGGGTATAGGAAAAAACAAATGGGCGTAGAAGACAACGAATTTCAAATAGCAAATCTAAATGCAAACACTTCATTCTTTGATTGGTTTACAAAAACTAACGATGAAATTTTTGCTAAACTCAATAAACTTGAAATTTACAACATCGATATACAGGGATCTGGTGTTCAAGGTATAAGTGCCGCACTAGGAAATTCTGCTGCTTCTAATGCAACGGCAGGATTTTTACGTCTAGGTCTTGCAGATGCCGTGCCCCATGGAATTACCTTACAGGGAGATCTTGTCGTATCTGGTTCGACAGATTTCGTTTATACAACTCCGGCAGGAGCAACTACACCAAATATTGGTACGGGTGGCTTTGTCTGTATTAGTTCTGCTGGTGGAGTTACCCATACTAATGTTTCCAATGCAGGTGTAACAACAATGCCCTTCCACAAGAATGAAACCATAGGTATTGTTCAGTCAATATCAGGTAATACGGTTAGAGTTGCGAATAGAGGAATTTACGACGAATTTGTAGGACTAACCACAGGTCAACTTTATTATCTTGATCCAACTGTTAAGGGTGGGTATACATTCAACAGACCAACTGTTAGTGGAGAAACTGTAAAACCAGTATTCTTATCTCTGACTGAAACCTCCGGTATACTTCAAATTGGAGCATCAGATGTGATTGGTTCTACATTCGCGTAGTATGTCTTTACATAGAAAAAAATGTAATTGTAATTGTGGTAAAAAAGCTTTTGTTCCGGAATCTTTAAAAAGAAAAAGTAGAAATATAATGCACAACCCGTTCACTATGGTACAGTCATTTGCAAAATCACTTGCTTCTAGAGGACTGAAAAATAATAAGGCAGATACTGCTACAAAGCAACTAAGAACACTAAGTTGCTTTGGTGATAAATCAATTGGTGGACATTTACCTAGATGTCAACATCTAACTAAAAGTAGTCACCACCCCGGAAAATTTTACTGTGGGGGGTGCGGATGTGGGGATAGAAAAGCCACATGGTTACACGCGAACGAAGAGGAATACTCTAAATTAGATTATCCTAAATTACAATGTCCCCTTAAGATGCCAGGATTTACTAATTATGAAATTAGTGAAAATAAAGAAAATATAAGAAAAAACATAATAGAAAATTATGATATGAAAAAACTAGTGAAAATTACGGTCTCTACACCGTCACCATTAAATTGATATTTTAGATCTCAAAATCCCCTAAATAACTAAGAGGTGTAAATATGTCAAATCCAAATTCAAGAGAAACCCTTATTGATTATGCTCTTAGAAGACTCGGTGCTCCCGTTGTCGAGATAAATGTAGATTATAAGCAAGCAGAAGAGCGTCTTGATGATGCTCTAGAGTATTTTTCAGAACGTCACTTTGATGGTGTTGAGAGATGTATTTTTGCATATCAACTTACTGAAGATGATATTAATAATCAATACATTTCTACATCTAAAATACAAAAAGCCATGGGATTTGGAGACGCTCCCGGTCCAACCGGTAAGGATCTTTTATCGATTGTTCGGGTATTCAAATTTGGCGCTCTTGCAAATCAAGACATGTTTGACATTCGCTACCAATTAGCCCTAACAGATTACTTCGGAATTAACCGTGGTCTGGGGATGGCTAGTTCAATGGGCTTGGCTGGATATGACAGCACCATGAGGTACATCAGTATGGTCGAGCAATTCTTTAATCCAGAGCATATCATACACTTTAGTAAGGTTACTGATAGACTCATAATGGATACAGATTTAACTAAGGATTGTTCTCCGGGTCAATTTGTTGTAATCGAGGGATATGCAACATTAAATCCAAATAACTACCCAAAGATCTTTAATGATCGTTACCTCAAAGAGTATGTAACTGCACTGATCAAAAGACAGTGGGGAGCAAACTTAGCCAAATTTGATGGTGTTCAGATGCCGGGTGGTGTTACACTGCGTGGTGGTCAGCTATATCAAGAAGGATCGGCAGAAGTTGCAGCCCTCGAACAACGAATGCAATCCGAATACGAACTTCCACCACACTTTATAACGGGATAATATGGCACAAAATCCATACATCAGGGATGTTAATAATGAACAGAATCTTTTAGAGGATCTGAATGCTGAGTTTATTCGTGCTCTCGGAAGAAACTGTTATTACATCCCAAGAACACTGAACGAATATGATCCAATCTATGGTGAAGACACTAGGTCATCATTTGATAGGGCATATCTCATTGAGATGTATATGGAAAATCCACAATCATTTGGTGGTGATGGTGATATCGTTGGTAAGTTTGGAATTGATCTTAGGGATAAAGCCACCTTTAGAGTTGCAACAAGAACATTTGAGAGAGAAGTCACAAAAAGAGATTCTGAAATCATTCGTCCCCGTGAGGGAGATTTAATTTACTTCGTTTTATCTGATTCACTTTTTGAAATAACCTTTGTAGAACATGAAAACCCACTATACCAATTAGGTAATCTATACTCATTCCTTTGCTTTAGTGAATTATTTGCATACAACAATGAATCGTTTAACACTGGAATATGTGAAATTGATGAATGTTTTGCACGACAGATAAAGGAACTTTCTCAAACAATTACTGTTGGAGCAGCCACAGGAACACCGAATACTACATCAGAGTACTTTGAAGGTGAAACCATATTCCAAGTTGGTGGTACGTATGGAACCTTTACCAACATAGATCAAGCAACCGCCACAGCAGAAGTTATAGATTGGAATAGCGAAACCAATACACTTATTATTGGAAACGTATCTGGATCTTTTGTTACATCAGATGATACTTCTGCCATAAAGGGTATGGAAAGTAATGCAGAAAGATTTGCTGGATCTACCGGAAACGGAGACTTCTTCAGCCAGATAAACAATGAGGACGATACACTTCAGGGTGACAATGAAGAGATTCAACTCGAATCAGAAAAAGATGATCTGATTGACTTTTCAAGCACAGACCCATTTTCGGGAGGTAATTTCTAATGTTTAATTATCACAACAATGAATCATTAAGAAAATTAGTAGTTGGTTTTGGTAACCTTTTCAATGATATGTACGTTGGTAAATATAATAAAAACAATACTCTAGTAGAAAAAGATAGAGTTCCTTTAACATATGGACCAAAAGAAAAGTTCATAAGAAGAATCAAAGAAGTCAGTACAATTTCTAATGTTACGAGATCCAGAATCACTCTCCCACGCATGGGCTTTGAAATGTTGGGTATGAGCTATGATCCAACAAGAAAGGCTAATAAACTAAGAAAAACTGGTGGTACAATTACGAACGGAGCACAGGCGTACAATTATGCTGAGGTTCCATATCTCGTAAACTTTGGACTGTATACATTCACTAGAAATATAGAAGAAAATTTACAGTTAGTCGAACAAATTCTACCAATATTTGCACCTGAATTCATCATATCAATGAACTTTAATGATTTAAATAAGAAAGTAAATGTTCCTATTATTCTAACAAGTTCCGGAATTTCTGAAATCTATGAGGGAGATTTTTCAGAAACTCGCAGCATTACAACAACTTTTAGTTTCATAGCAAAGACATACGTCTATGGAGAAATAAAGGAACAGGGTGTTGTAGAAAATGCCGAACTTCGTATGTTTGAGGGTGGTTTTGAGCCAGATACTGATCCAGAATCTGATTTAGATCAAGATGGTGGAACACCCGGTTTTGGTGGTGGAACACCAATTCCAAAACCCCCACCAGTAGTTAGACCTACAAACGCTATAGGTATTAGAGAAATAAAAGAACCGATCGGTATTGATAGCGAAACAGTTGATACTATATCAAGAGGACCACTTGCAGTATCCGGATATTATCCACTATACACCACGGCTTCTGGTGCAGTAGCGGCGAGTCCGCACCCCACTATCATAAGAGAGCGTGAAACCACTGTTGGTTATCATACACATACATTAGAAAAAACCATATACTATATGCCCAATGGTTTGGTCATGAACAAGACCATGTTCCACGGTAATTATCCAGATCTTGAGCCGGGTCCAGAGATTATTGATGATCCAGTAGAATATTATCCACCACTTATTATAGGTGCTGGTGGAAATAATGTGGCATGGAGAAGCGAGCAGATGTTGGATGAAAATCCAGAATCACTATTTTTCACCATTGGTAACTTTTTCAGTGCAGACTATAGAACCATGACCCTTGAAGAATATGATGCTAAAACAGATGAATCGATAAGGGAAGCAATACAATTTAATCTTAATCAACTTGATAATCGCGGAGTAGTTATAAACTCATATCTAAATGAAAATACTACTGGGTGGATCATGCACAATATTGAGCACCCAACTAGTTTTGGTCAAATTAGATTTTGGGATGATGAAAAGATAACTTTGTGGGCTAGAAATGCAATACGAAGAACTCAAATCTTCAGAGAATTTGTTCCAAACGCCAAAATTGGTATATGGAGATTTGGTAGTCCCGTAAATCCAACCGCAGAAATTAATTACGTTGGCAATGTGATCACTCCTCCCGGATATCCTGACGGCATAGATAGTGCTCTATACTGGAGATTACAGCATGTCGAGAAATCTGTGAAAGCTTCCCAAGTTGAATATAACGGAGAAACATTGTTTGAGGCGATACACTGGTTAGCTCCTACATTCTATCAGACTTCAGGGGAGCCGGGCACAGAACCAAGGCAGAGAACTATTGATGGTCAGAGAACTGATCACGCTAAACAAATATGTGATGCAATATTTGCCGCAAACGGTGATGAGAGAAAACCAGTCGTAGGACTATATGCACAAAATTACCAGATTGGGCCCAATGAAGGTCGCTGGGCGGGTGAATTAAACTCCATCGAAATGTCACAAATGCTAGGTTACGCTGACCATAGCGCACTTTGGTATTACCCAACATCGTATATGGATAGTAACTTTGAAAATTGTAGAGATAGACTTGAATATGATGTTGATAATCGTCTAGAAGGCATTGATACTTACAGCACATATGGATCACCAGATACAGATGTTGATCCTGATCCTGACCCAGTTGGTGGAATCGATGATAGACCAGACGATGATAGACCAGACGATGATATATCAGATGTGTCACTAGGAGATGCACCATTTAGACCAGTAATTGATTTTGAACCTATACCTCCCACGATTAAACCTCCGGGATTCGTAGCTCCTGATACTGAAGATGATGACTCGGATGGTGGCGGAACAGTACCAGAACCCGGAGGAACCGATGATGACTCAGATGGTGGAATAACACCACAGCCGAGATCAGGTGGTGGATATGGTTATTAGAAAGGTGAATAATGAGTGATAAAATTTCGGAAGCTCTTGATACTTCATTCGAAGCAAAGAAACCAGAAGAAGTCAAAAAAGAGTTAATGCAAAGTAGAAAAGAAGTAAAGGTGGACATGGATGACTCAGAAAAAGACTACAACAAAATACGTACAAATCTTTACGAACTTCTTGGTGATGGTAAGGAGGCGATAGATGGCATACTTAAAGTGGCTTCTGAGGGAGATGCACCAAGGGCATATGAAGTCGTCGCCACACTGCTTAAAACGGTGGCTGATATAAACAAGGATCTTATGGATCTGCATAAGCAGGTCAAGGATGTGAATAAAGACGAGACCGTACATAACCATAATACAACCAACGCGATCTACGTTGGGTCTACCTCCGAGCTACAGGATCTAATCAACCCTGACAGAAGTAGAAACAAAGAGATTATTGATGTTAATCATGAAGTGAAGGAAGATGACAAGTAAAAAGGGTGGATATTTAGGTAATGCAAACTTAAAACCGGCGGGGATTGGAATTGAGTTTACAAAGGATCAGGTTCAGGAGTACATGAAGTGTGCTCAGGATCCTATTTACTTCATCAAGAAATACGTCAAAGTCGTGTCTCTAGACGAGGGACTTGTACCATTCAATCTGTATGACTATCAGGAAGAAATTGTAGATGCTGTACATAATAATAGATTCGTAATATCAAAGCTGCCTCGTCAGTCCGGTAAATCTACGACTATGATTTCCTACATCCTTCACTATGTTCTGTTCAATCAGAGCATGACGGTTGCGGTTCTTGCAAATAAACAATCCACGGCGAGAGAAATCCTTAGCCGTCTAAAAATGGCATATGAATACCTTCCACTATGGCTTCAGCAAGGAATCGTCGAGTGGAACAAGGGATCGCTTGAGCTTGAGAACGGATCGAGAATCATAGCCTCATCCACATCCGCATCCGCAGTCCGTGGTGGATCGTTTAATATGATCTTCCTTGATGAGTTTGCTCACGTTCCCCAGAATATTGCAGAAGAATTCTTTAGCTCTGTGTACCCTACAATCACCTCTGGACAGTCCACAAAGGTTCTAATGGTCTCGACCCCGAACGGACTCAATCTATTTTACCATTACTGGAGGGGAGCAACTAAACGAGAAGGTGAGAAGGGTAAGAACGAATACATTCCAATCGAGATCCATTGGTCACAGGTTCCCAAGTACCCCGGCGGACCTCTGAGGGATCAAGAGTGGAAAGCCCAACAGATTGCAAATACAAGTGAGCAACAGTTCCAGACAGAATTTGAGTGTGACTTCATTGGTTCAACGAACACATTGATATCCTCATCTAAGTTACACTGCCTAAATTTTATATCCCCATTAGATAATAACAATGATGGCTTGATGATATACGAACAACCCAAAGAAGACCATCTATATGTGATGGCTGTAGATACCGCTCGTGGTCAGGGTTTAGATTATAGTGCGTTTCTTGTTGTAGACATAACGACTAGCCCATATAAGGTTGTTGCAAGATTCAGAAATAATACAATTTCACCACTTGTATATCCTACTGTGATTCGGAGTGTTGGCGATAAATACAATCAAGCATACTGTCTAATTGAACTCAATGACATTGGAGCACAGGTTGCGGATATCTTATACCAAGATCTTGAGTATGAGAATGTTCTACAGTCTGTATATAAAGGTAGAGCAGGACAGGTTATTGGTAGTGGTTTCGGTGGTTCACAATCTCAGATGGGTGTTAGGACTACAGGTCCAGTAAAAAAAGTCGGTTGTTCTGTCCTGAAAAGTCTAATAGAAAACGATAAGTTACTAATAGACGATATGGATATAATCCAAGAACTCTACACATTCGTAGCAAAAGGTGTATCATTTGAGGCAGATGCTGGTCATAATGATGACCTAGTGATGTGTTTGGTGTTATTTGCTTGGCTTACCAGACAAGAGTATTTCAAAAATCTGACTGATATGGATATCAGAAAAGATATCTATGAGGATGAAATGAAGAGAATTGAGGAAGATATTTTACCCTTTGGATTCTCAACCACGATTGATGATCAGGAACCCACATCGTTTTACGATGGTGAGGATTACTGGAGAAGTGCCGGTGACTCCTCCGACACTCCATTTCTATAAATAACTTAGAAACATACCAAGACTCCAACGGAGAGTAAAATGACAGAAATCAACGTAACCACAGATACAGCAGAGGGATTCATTGTTCCAGAATCAGGGGAAACCAATATTAATTGGATGGCAGCATTCCCTAGTTATACTGGCTTACTTGCAGCATTCGGAACCCCAGATGAAAGAGCCGCTGGATTTATGGTAGTTTCTAGTGTTACAGATTGGTACACTAGACTAACTGCAACATACGACACAGGATGGTACACCTCCAGCACTGCGAGAGAAGATGGTGAAACTGTCATTAGTTACACAAACGAAACACCTGACGGAAATGCAAATGGTAACTGGCCAAATGGACCAACCACAAATGTTGATGGTAGTGATATTCCTTGGTCATCAGAATGGTGGAGTGTACACAACTACTTGAGATATGGTGGTAGATGTGTAATTTCAGGTGCAGTCGATAACAAAACAGAAACGGTAAATAATGCCATTAATATTTTGACAA